CTTTCCCATCACATTTAAAACACGCAGCTATTGAAAGCACAGATTTTCCCCGAATTGTAGTAAATTTCAATTATTATGTATAAATAGAACTGTAACAATTAAAAATCTCGACACAGAGGGTGTTACTTCCACACATTCAACTTAGAATAGGAGTATAACATGGCAAATATTTTTATTGAAAAGTCAGAGCCTTTGTTCTCAGACTTAGTAAACAACTTTCAACTTTTTCAAGAGAAGTATAAAAACAAATCTGTACCAGTTGTTAATGGTAACAGAAAAGGTTTCATATCTGGTAAAATAGACCCATACAAAGACAATTCAGATTACACCGATCATCCGCATATTGATCAAGTGTTGTATGATATTGGGTGTGGCCAAGTTCGGACTAAGACTCTTAATTGGGATGGTAATCCAAACCGAGTCTACATATGCAGGTGTCCGATTAGTTATTTGTTTTCATCCGAAAAATCAAAAGGTGGTTGCGATAGACCATATTGGGTTAGAGATCATGGTGAAAAAACTTGTCTTGACAACTTATGCACACCAGATAGTTCAGGCGAATCTAAAGGTTATGACTCTGGATCAGCAGGGTTATTATCTGTATTCGCAAGATACTCAGCGGATCATAGAAAATGGCAGTTAGTTAAATACATTGGAAACAATAGAGTTTGGATGAAACTATTAGCTAACAAAGGTGTAGACTCAGAAGTTTTAATTGAGTTAAGATTTCATATACCTTCAAGTAGTGTGAACGCTCAAAAAGAATATATGTCAAAAGAGGCAGAGTTACACACCACAGATGCCGGTGATAGAAGTGCTCAAAATGAAGTACAAAAATTTGTTTCAAACTATTTGGCTGGCAGAAAAAACGCAGTAGATTGCTTCAAGTTTCTTGAAGATATGGAACTAAACTACGCAGATATGATGCAAAATCACTCTAATAGACCTGGAGTTGATGAGTGGATTTCATTGAGTGGTTTACAAGGTTTGAAAGAAGGTGAAGATAACGGATATTTTAGAAGGTTTGGAAAAGACAATGTTGTAGCAGCGATTAAATCAGTCAAGTATATTGCAAAAGAAATTACTCATGAAACTGTTATAAACTCAACACCTTTAAAATGTTTTATAATAATGTATTATTGTTTCACAAAACATGGTTTTACAGGTGAGGTGAGTAACACAAACAATATAGAGCCAGTTTTTTCTAAAGAAAATTTACATAGTTATTTTTGTGATTACTTTACAGAGTTGAGTAATTACCCAATCAATAGTAAATTTCAAAAAGGGAAAAAAGCTGTAATTAATGATATTGGTATCACAGGCACAGTAAAAGATGAAGCATACATTTGTGCTGTTAATTTTTGGCAATCAAAAGCATCCATTATTGATTGGTACAAAGATCATTACCAAAAAAAGAGAGCATTTGGTTTAGAATGCTGTGCTGTTGATAAATTATTATTCTTATGTAAAGATAGATTCTTGAGAAGAGATATGAAACAATATCTCTAATTGTTGTATAAAAACAACACTTAGGCTTGACACCCACCCCAACTTAGTTTAAAATAAATATATGATAAATAAAATACTTCGTTGGGGTGGTGTGCTTTTCATTATGATAGGTGCAACATTTGTCGCCTTTAACGTGCAACCATATAGTGTTATATCACTTAATTTAGGTACTTTATTGTACCTCATATACGCCTACAAGACTAAGGATTGGGCGTTGTTTATTCTGAATGTGTTTTTATTTTTAATTTATGGAGTCGGAGTTTACATAAGGATCTAATATGAACAAGAAACAATATCACACGACATTAGGTGCAGTAGTTAGTTTTAGTTTTTTTATTATCTTTATATTTTATTTGTATTTTGATGCAAAATATAAAAGAGATAAACAAGTGTTTGTTGAGATAAATCAAATTAAAGATAGTGTTACTAAAATTGAACGGATAGCTTTTAAACAACAACACGAAATAAATGTTTTAAAAGACAAGTATGATTTGATTACAGTTCCAGAACCTATCAAATATAAACCTATTGATATTTTTTGTCTTGCTAAAAACATTTATCACGAAGCAGGCGTTGAAAGTGAATTAGGGAAGATTGCTGTAGCACAAGTTACACTCAATAGAGTAAGAACTGGTCGCTGGGGTAAGACAATTTGTGAAGTAGTTATGGCTCGCCATCAATTTTCATGGGCAAATAAGCACTCAATACGTTGGGAACATCCAAGAGGACCTCTTTGGAAGAAATCAAAAGAGATAGCACACCGTATTTTGAAGCGTGGTCTTGAGTTAAAGAACTTCCAACACGCACTTTATTATCATGCTGACTATGTAAACCCCAATTGGGCTTCAAAAAGGTATATAATAGACAAAATTGATACACATATTTTTTACACAAAGACACTTTAGGCGAAATTTTATGATGAATTATGGCGAAGCACCTGAAAAATATGATGGATTCTACTTTTTACCATTAGAAACTGCTGATGCAGATGGTTTTGACTTCAAATTTTTCAATGTAAAAGACAAAGATGCCTCTCATGATCCAATTGATGGCACTAAACAAGGCGATATGTATCATATTTGTATTTTAAAAAAGACTAAAAACAATGAAGCTGAGTTTGATGATGCTTTTGAAGCGATTTTAGGCGACCCATTACAGTATATTATGAATCTTGCAGGTAGTGGTATGTATGGAGCTGTTATTCGTAAGACAAAAACTTCAGGCAAATGGTTTGAGGACTACTTGACAGACACTAAGCTAAGATTGTATAATATAAAAATAACGAAAGCCTTGAAATCAATTTTAGGAAACAAAAAAAATGAGTCCAAACAATAAAAAGAAACTATTTAATGACCTTGAAGAGGGTAAAGTCGAAATTATTTTTGAAAAAATAAATAAAGAGCGTAGAAAAATGATATGTACGCTAAATCCGGGTGCTCTTGTAGAAAAATTTGGCTCAAAAATGAAAAATGAGCTAAAATTTGATGCAAATACGAAAGCTCAACCTGTTCTTGATCTAGAAAAGCAAGAATGGCGCTCATTTCGTTGGGATTCTGTAAAAAACTACACTACATCAGGTCTAACAGAGAAAGAATCAGCATGAAATACATTGTAGAAACACTTGAGATCACAAAAAACTTTTATGTTATCGAAGCTGACTCTGAGGAAGAAGCAAAAGAAGCTTCTAAAACTTGTATGGACAACTGGCATCAACAATTAGACACAACTATCGTTGATTGTTCAGAGTTAGATCAAGATCAACTTAAATATTTAACAAAAAAACAGTTTTGGAATGATATTTACACAAAAGTCGATAAGGAAACTGGCACCGATACCATGTATGAGTTAAGTAAAAGTAGAAATTTCAAAATAAAAGACCCATATAATGGGTTGACTATTTTATCAAATAGTGATAATATTGTACTATGAAAATAAATCTTGAGGTAAAACAACTTGCAAAACAGTATGCAGTAAATTTTGTGCAAAAACACCATTATTCACCTGTGATGCCAACACTCACAAAACATTATCTAGGGTTCTTTTTAGAAAATGAATTAAAGGGTGTTCTCACTCTAGGGTGGGGTACGCAACCAAGGCAGACAATTAATAAACTATTTACGGGTCTTGAAACAAAAGACTATTTTGAGATTGGTAAAATGTGTATGTCCGATGATATGCCAAAGAACTCTGAATCACAAATGGTGTCAAGTGCAATAAAATGGATAAAGGATAATCTACCACATAAATTATTTTTATATACAATGGCAGATGGTATTATGGGTAAGTGTGGGTATGTTTATCAGGCATCAAACTTTTATTATGGTGGTAAGTATTTCACACAAGTGTATATGATGGAGAATGGTGAAAAACTACACCCTAGAAGCACAAAAACTTTACTAAAGGAGAATTGTAAGTTTTCAAATAAAGAAAAGCTTTTCTGGATGACTAAAGACTTTATGCAACACAAGAATATAAAATTTATAGAAGGGTATATGTTCCGATACATTTATCCTTTGAACAAAACAGCAAAGAAGTTACTTAAAAAAAGTAATTACAAATGGGTTAGAGAGTATCCAAAAGATAAAGATTTAAAATGGTTTGATAAAACCGTAAGTCCGAAAGTAGAAGTTGATAAACCACCGTTTACTTTTGAAGATGTAATTTACAATCGAAAAAATGTAGGAGTTAAAAATACATCACTTGAGGAATTTATGTTATGACAAACTATACTGATGCCTCACAGAAAAATAAATCAGGTCAAAGTTTAGAAAAACAAACAGAGATTATTTTACAAAAATTTGGCCACAGTTATATAAAACAAAAAGGTGGTAATAAAGTTGCGATAGATTTTATTGTTGAAACACAACACGGTAATTTATACCTTGAATGTAAGAATCAAAACACAACTGGAACAGCGTATGAGAAACTTCCATTCGCCTTATACAAATATAAAAAAGAATATAATTTTTCTGAATGGTATATTATACAAGGTAGTTATAAAATTCCTAAAATAGTTTATGAATGTCTTGATTTTTATGATAAAGCTTGGACACCAGAGGTGAAAACTCATATCATCACACTTGACGAATTACCTAATATACTTTTAAAAAAGCCTATTTACCAATCAGTATTTGATAATGTTGCGTAAATACAACAGGCTTGACATTTGAGCCCCTTTCCTTTACCATAGAAAAATGATAAATACTACACTTAAATGGTCTGGCGTCTTCGAAACTAAATGTAAAAATAAAGAGAATTAGTGTTTATACTAAGATTATATAAAACTCATGATTTTCTTTATATGATGCAGTATTAGAGTTTACTAAATTATTATATAACCCATTCAATATAGGAGGCATTATGAATAAATGGACTAAACCCGTAGCAACTGATATGAGATTCGGATTTGAAATCACAATGTACGTTGCATCTAAGTAGTACTATTAGTTAACAGAACTCCCCGCTCAGGCGGGGTTTTTTTTGGAGTCACAACATGGATGCTTTAACACTCTGGATGGCCGTGGGTTTTATTTTTGCTGGTTATGCCGTAATAGCAAATGATTCAGTACAAACATTAGGCACATGGATTGCCTCTAATAGTGAAAGATTTAATTGGAAGATATTGTGGGGTTTTTCAAGTGCTGTATTACTCTACACACTTTGGTTTGGTTGGTATACAAACGGTGGTGACATTAGTTATGGTCGATTAAATAAAATACCTTTTCAAGAGATTCAATGGTATCATGCCATGGCTCCAGGTCTCTTACTCATACTCACAAGATTCGGTGTTCCAGTTAGTACAAGTTTCCTTGTTCTATCAGCATTTGCATCTACATTTGTATTAGAAAAGATGTTAGTGAAATCTATCATGGGTTATGCAATTGCAGCTATATCAGCATATATCATTTGGATTATGATTGCAAAATTCTTAGATGAAAAGAATGACCCGATAAAAGAAAAAAATAAAAAGTATTGGCGAATAGCACAATGGTTTACTACTGGTTTTCTGTGGTTTACATGGCTTGGTCACGACATGGCCAATATTGCAGTATTCTTACCAAGAGAAATACCATGGGATATGATGATTGCTATATCAGTTATGTTTGTAGGCGGTCTAGGGTTTATGTTCTATGAAGGTGGTGGTAAGATTCAAAGAATAGTATTAGAAAAAACAAATACAAGATATGTAAGAAGTGCAACAATTATTGATGGTGTTTATTTCATTTTATTATGGTTCTTCAAAGAGCTCAATGACATACCCATGTCAACAACATGGGTCTTTGTAGGGTTATTATGTGGTCGTGAACTTGGTATAGCTTATATGTTAGGTAACGGCAAGTTTAAAACGGTCTTTCCTATGATAGGCAAAGACTTTATAAAAATGATGATTGGTCTAGGAACTTCTGTTGGTGTTGTTTTAACTATTCACTATATAATAGTACCAAATGGACTTTAACCAGCTGCGAAACTAGAACCACACCCACAAGTTGATGTAGCATTTGGATTACGGATTACAAAGGACGATCCTTGAAGGTCGTCCTTATAATCTATTTCAGATCCAGCAATATATGAATAGCTCATATTATCTACAACTACACTTGCACCATGTTGTTGAATATTTGTATCATCTTCTTCAAGTTCTTCAGCAAAAGCAAAACCATATTGAAAACCAGAACAACCACCACCTATCACAAAGATTCTCAATCCAGTAGCCTTAGGTTCTTCTTTTATTAATGAAGTTATCTTCTTAGCTGCAGCTTCTGTGACAACAAAAGGATCTGGTATTTTGTCTACATTGTCCGCAAAATTAAGTAATTCATTGGCATCTGATTTTTCTTTTTTATTTCTAAACAATTCTTTAAACATTATTTTTTCCCTGAGCAGTTAACCACCACACGCTCCACCTCCTGATGGTCTTTCTTGTTGTTCATCTTCTACTGATTCATCAGCAAAAGTTGGAATTGTAAAAAGTAATAAAAATGGTAATAAGAATTTCATTTCATTCTCCTTATTTTTATCTTTTTGCTTCTTTTAAGTATGCAGCTAAGTTGTCAATATCTCTATCAGATAAAGGTTTAGCCATCATTATCATCAACGCAGAGTTTGGCCCAATTTCTTCACCAGCTCTATATCTTTTTAATCTATCTACTGTATATTCTATGTCTTTACCAGATATTTTTGGATAACTTGCCATACCCATACCGGCAGGCCCATGGCATTGTTTACAATTCATATTGAATTTCATTTCACCAAGTTTAGGATTACCAGCAAATGCTGTTTCTGTAAATATCCAAATAAAAAGTATAAGCCAAACTGGTATTACAATTGCATTTATTACTTTAATCATCTACCTCTCCTTAAAACATTCATAGAACTAGGACAACTAAAACCAGGTCCTACATTATTACTTTCTACGATAGGTTCACCTTTTTTACCTTTTTTCCACTTTACTGGACAAGAGTATATACATTGAAACCCGCCATCAGATAATTTTTTTCTCTGTTTGATATAACACCACATATCATCTCTACGAGCTTTTTCTCTTTCAATTCTCTGTTTGCGTTCTCTCTTTTTAGCTTCAACTGGGTCTATACCTCTTGGTGGTGGAACGGCGCCTACACTAAAGCTTAAGACTATAAGAAGAAGAAAAAGTTTCTTAATTATACCGGACCTCCCGTTGCACCGCCAATAGAATATTTTTCTGTTGCTGCTTGAACTTTGTGTTGTCTATACCTTACAATTACAACACCCGAACCTCCGGCTGATCCTCCAGAAGGTGAACTCGGTGTATAACCACCTCCGCCTCCACCACCTCGATTCACAGCTGCATCTACGGTCGCAGCTTGAGAGGCGCCATTAGCTCCGCCTCCGAAACCACCTGTTCCTCCGGTAGTACCATTTGGAACCGAACCAGCACCTCCGCCACCAGCATAACCTATCATATTTCCTGATATGTTGAAAGCAAGACCATCACCTCCAGGTCCGTTACGGGCATTGCCATGACCTGTACTACCTCTTCCACCAGCACCGCCTCCTCCACCTGAAGAACCCCAATCTACGATTACACCACCACCTCCTGAACTACCTGCTCCTCCAATTCCGGTAGCAGCTTGAAAACTTAATCCTGCAAGTGCTCCAGGTCTAGAGGCTCCTGGTCCTCCAACACCGCCACCTCCAGAACCACCACCTCTACCTCCTGGTCCATCATAGTGACCACCGCCTCCACCTCCGAGTGCTGTTACTGAAAATGCAGTAGAGTTTGATCCGTTAGCTCCAGCTGAAGTTGGTGGTCCGTTTCCTGCAGCTCCACCAGCACCAATAACAACTGGGTATCCTGTGCCGCCTGTTACTGATTGTTGTTCTCTATAAACTAATCCACCGGCGCCGCCACCTCCACCGTTATAATTACCACCTCCACCACCGCCACCACCTACAATTAGATAATCTACTTCCATATCTTCTGAAGGTGTAAATGTTGCAGGACTATTAAAAGTATGCACTCTATAACCATCACCTGGAGTGCTTATAGTTCCGCCAGTTGATGAAGCACCTTGCGATATAATTCCTGGTTGATTTAATTTTGGATATCTTACAATTACAACACCTGAACCGCCAGATTGGCCAACAGCACTAGGCGCACCGCCTCCGCCTCCGCCACCACGATTTGCTGTGCCAGCAGCTCCCCCAGCACCGCCACCTCCTATACCTCCTGCACCAGGTGTAGCAGCTCCACCTCCGCCACCACCTGCATAAGCAACAGTAACAGCTTCATTTTCAAAATTAGAATAAAATCCATCGCCACCTTTTCCACCTGTACCAGCAGATCCCTCATGACCTGCTTGAGTTGCACCACCTCCACCAGCAGGTCGATTGGAAGCTGGAGCACTAGCGCCTGCTGTTCCTTGATGGTCAGTACCAAGACCGCCAACATTAGGTCCTTGATATCCAGCACCGCCACCGGAACCTCCACTCATACCACGTCCGTGAGTACCTGGATTATAACCACCTCCACCACCTCCACCACCTTGAGCATAGTAAGTATCACCGAAACCTGAATTAGCACCGTTAGCTCCAGCAGAAGTAGCTGTAGAAGGAGAAGCACCTGCTCCTCCATTACCAACTGTTATAGTATATGATGTTCCATCTGTAACTGCTATTCCTTGTTTTAATAAAACACCACCTGCACCACCGCCTCCGCCATTACCATTTCCACTACCGCCACCTCCTGCAATAATTAAAGCTTCAACTTCACCATCAAAATCTGGGACAAAAGTTCCAGATGATGTAAATTTATGAACAGCATAAGCATTTGATGTTGTTTTTGTACCGCCAGTAGAACCTGGAAAACCGTTTGCAGTTCCAGTACCCTGTGTAAAATCATAACTTATAATAATTCGTCCTGAACCACCTGCACCTCCAGCAGAATTAGGATATCCTCCACTACCTCCGCCTCCACCACGATTCGTAGCACCTGCAACACCTGCTTGACCGCTGTATCCTCCATTACCGCCACCACCAGCTCCGCCATGTGGAAATCCTTGCGAATCCGCAGCCGGTGAGCTGCTAGCTGGACCATATATTCCTCCGCCACCTCCACCTCCATAAGCAGTAGATGTGAAATCTATACTTGAATTTACTCCTGCACCACCATGAGAAAAACCCATTTTTGGAGCTGAACCTCCAGGACTACCTCCAATACTATCACCGCCTGGTGCTCCAGCACCTCCGCCTCCGCCACCAGCTCCAAGAGATGCTCCAGCTGAATCACCTCTACCACCATCATGACCCTCTACTGGAAAAACAAGACCTTTATTACCGAGACCACCTTCTCTATCAGCTGCATATCCTCCTGCACCTCCACCTGAACCACCTAAACCTCCGTTTTCAGAGTTTGGAGTACCACCGCCTCCTTGAGCACCATATCCTCCGCCTGATGAACTAACAGTTGCAAACATAGAGTTTGTTCCGTTTGCACCATTTGTTCCATCACTTGCAGTTGAACCTCCAGCACCTCCGCCACCAACAGAAACATTGTATGTTGTATCTTCTGATACATAAAGTATACCTTGTCTTACACCACCTGCACCTCCGCCACCACCTAAGTTACTTGAACCTCCAGCACCTCCGCCAACTACAAGATAATTAACAAACCCATCAAATTTAGGAACAAAAGTGCCTGAACTATCAAAAGTATGAACAGCAATAGAACCATTAACCGTTTGAGTTCCGCCAGTAGAATTTGTGGCTGCATTTGCTGAGGCTACACCACCTAGTAAGGCAGTAGTTAACCCTACAGGATATTGATATCCTTTTGGCCGACCTATATTTTTTTTTGAGAATAAAGTGAAATTTCCATATTGATCAGCCATACATTTTTCCTTTATGTTTCATATAACCTTGTTTCATTTTTCTTTTTTGGTCAGAGTGTTTACCTGCACCAGATTTAGGAGCATTTAGATGCACTAAATTTCTTTGTTTAATTTCTTTTTTAAAATCTTTTAACTTCTTCATTTCTTATTCATCCAAGCAGTAACGCCCATAAATGCACCAGCAACACCAGCAGCTGCAATAAAATAAGTTGGAGCCATAGTTGCAAGTAGGTCAGCAGATTTAGTCAAACCAACCCATTCACAAAACATAATACAAGCAGGGTAACTTATCATACCAACTAAAGCATACCATGCCATCATTCTTTGATGTTTTTGCCTTCTATTAGCTCTTTCAATATCTTCAATCTCTTTAATATCTTTTATTTCATTATCAGTTATTTCACCATCTTCATCAATATCATATTTGTCTAATACTGATCCTGGTTGTAATCTTTTTCCTTTTGTTGCTTTAGCCTTTACCATTTAATTATTCTCCGTGTGAACCATCTAGCATATTTACCCTTGAAAAGCTGGAGCATTCATTATAAATTCTATTGACCACCATAGGAACCATACTGCTAATATTATAGCTGTGCCTCCAATTACTGAATGTTTAATTATACTGATAAACTTTTTCCTTCTTCTTAACTGATCGTAGACTTGCCTTTCTCTTTCGGCTTTAATCTGGCGCCTTTTAAAAATAAATTCCTTATATCCATCAGCTCCTAAATGTTGTAAAGCTCCCCAATAAAACATATGCTTAATTTCTTTCTCCATTTCCTGTAACTTCTGTTTTGCAATTATATGATCAAATGCTTCAGAAGTGGCTGATTTAGCAAAACCTATCTTTTCAAATAATCCAGGTTTTTTCTCTGTTGCATTTTGACTCATATGCTCATGTACATCTGCTACATGACCAGCCCATTTACTTAACTGGTTATAAACATTTTGTACATCTTGCCCTAGTTGAACCGCTTTCTTAACTCCATTGAAAGCCGCTCCGGCCAGCGCTAGAGCTGATACTGGATCTATCATGTTTGCCTCTCAAAAATAATTTAGGTCATTTATTATTAACCCATGACAAACACTTCTGCCCAACCATCGCTGTTATTTATGTTAGTATGCCTTCTATATACCTAATATGAGTTTAGATATGAAAAAAACAAAAAGGCAAACTTCAGATAAAGTGACCGAAAAGAAGTTAGATAATCTTTTGAATTGGTACATAGGTCAAAAATCTGCTAAAGCAGCTCAACGGCAGATTATACGGCATATGAAAAAGAAACACAAGGTTAATGCTTCCGAACAGGCAAAAGCTATACCAGTTAGATTTGGTTATATTTGTATGATGCTTGATGATAAGGTGGAACTATCAGAGAGTTTAAAAGAGTTTTATGATGAGAATGTGGAAACTCTAATACAACTAATTAAAGATAATCCTGTAACTGAGCCCGATAAACCAAAAATTACTATTCAAGATCGTTTAAGTATGAAGGCAGATGAATGTATTGCCGAATTAGAATATCAAGTTGATGAGGTGATGAACTCTGATTTTAAAGCAAAACCATCTCCTTTAGAGATTCTTAAAAAATTTAATATGAAACCTGTACACACTAGGTTTATAAAAAAATGGGCTGAAATAGAAAAAGAAGAATGGGAAAAAGCCTCAACAGGTGAAGATAAAGATTTAACAGAGGCATATGGATCAACTAAATCAAAACTGAAGAAAATGGTTGCCTATTATAATTCGGTAATAGACGATTGTTCTAAGGTTAAAAGCTTGACAAATAAAAAACAAGGTGTTAAGATAAAAATATTATGATTATATTTGACTACAACCAAGTTGCCATCTCTAATTTGATGGAACAAATAGGATTCTCTAAAACAGAAGTTGAAGAGGGTCTTGTCCGACACATGATATTGAACACTATCAGAACTTATGTGAAGAAGTTTAAAAAAACACATGGGTCTAATATTATAATAGCTTGTGATAATAGAAACTACTGGCGTAAAGAAATATTCCCTAATTATAAAGCATCAAGAAAGAAAATGAGGGAAACTTCTGGTCACGATTGGAATAAAATATTTGAATGTCTGAATAAGATTCGTGATGAATTGAAAGAACATTCGCCATACAAAGTGATAGAGATTGATACTTGTGAAGCTGATGATATTATAGCTACTATTGCTACAAAGTATTCAGCTAACGAAAAAGTATTGATACTTTCAAGTGATAAAGATTTTGCACAATTACAAAAGTTTAAGAATGTTGAACAATATTCACCAATCTTAAAAAAACATATCAAAGAAGATTTACCTAAACTACAATTGAAACAACTAATTATTCGTGGCGATAAGAGTGATGGCATACCTAACATTATGTCACCTGATGATGTATTTGTAACAGGTGGTCGTCAAAAACCAATTACAAACAAAAAGATCATAAACTGGTTGAACCAAGACCCTAAAGATTTTTGTAGTGATGAAATGTATCGTAACTATGTAAGAAATGAAACTCTAATAGATTTATCAAAAGTACCCGAAAGTCTAAAGGAGGAGATACTACATAGTTATGACACTATAAAAGGTAAGACTAAACAGGTGTTTATGAATTACATGATTAACAAACGACTCAAGAATTTACTTGAGGTTATAGACGAGTTTTAATATGAGCGCTGAAAAATTATATTCCGAAGTATTTGAAGATTTTGATAAATGTACTACTAAAGAAGAAAGATTGAACCTACTTAGAAAATATGGTGATAAATCTTTTATAACTTTTTTACAAATGGCTTTCAATCCAGAAATCCTATTTGACAAAGAAGCCTTTCCTCGTAATTATAGACCTGCTTTAGAACCAGCTGGTTTAAATTACACATATTTAAATCTAGAAGTATCAAAATTATATAGATTCATTAAGAATCACCCATCAAAGGCTGCAGGACTTACAACAGAAAAACAGAGAAAATTATTGGGTGTTATGCTAGAAGCTTTACACGCTGATGAAGCTAGGATTCTTGTAAACTTATTTGAAAAAGATTTAAAAGTAAAATATCTCACTAAAAAACTTGTGAAAGAGGCATTCCCTCAAATAAATTTATGAAAATAGTTGTGGTGTCTGGTAAATTTGATCCAGTAGATGCTGGTCATATGGCCTTGTTAGAAGGTGCTTCAGAGTTAGGTAATTATGTAATTGTAGGACTAAACTCAGATGAAGCTGTAAAAAATG